TAGCTATGAATTTTAATGTAGCCTATGATTCTAAAAGAGTTTCATATTAATGATTGACATAAACAAAACTCCCATGGTCCGTGTAACGTGGTTAGATGCCCGTGATATGGAAACTGGGTGGTTACCTGCTAAGGATATTGTTAATGCTCCGTTAGCCGTGTGTCAAGAAGTAGGGTGGATGGTTACTAATACAGATAAGAAAATTGTTATTATGCGTTCATGGTGCACAGATAAAGATGATAACCATGGTGGTGGTGCTATCGCTATACCTAAAGGATGGGTAACTAAAATAGAATATTTAACAATTAGTTATGCTGCTCAGTAAAAAACAAATTAAAGATATACAACAAGATAAAGTAACTTTTATTCGAAACTTTACTACTCTTAATAAAGTATATGATTTTAATTATATCTCTGTTGTAGCTGATGAATATGTAGGCGATGAAAATGGTATACAAATTTATTCACGAGGAGATCATTCATTTGAAAAAGTATGGGGAGTTAAACATTTACACAATGTTGATTATGATTTGTTTTCTTATTATGATTTTTTAAAAAAAATGTTTAGTTTTAATGAAGATTCTCGAAGCGGTGTAGATTTATTTTTTTCTTTTGCTACATGTGTAGGACCTCCACACATAGATGAAGAATGTATATTTCTTTTAGGTTTAAAAGGAAGCACTATTTATAAAGATTATTTAAATCGCAGGGATTACATTGTAGAAAAAGGTGACTTGTTATTTATTCCAGGGGGAATTAGACATAAAGCTATTGCTTGTTCTCCTCGCATTATTGCTTCAATAGGATTTTTTGGTGACAGAAAAAAATAAAAATATCTTATCAGTTGATTGCGATTTTGTTAAAGATTCTAGATCTTTAGTAGAATTAATTAAATTTGTTTTACAATATATAGATAAGATAGAAGATACTCACATTGTAATATCTCAAAAACATGTAGACATATATTATATTCTAGAACCTTTATTAAAAAATAAAAAAACTATAGATGTAGTTTCTATTGATCATCACCATGATTTAACTTATCCAAACTTTCCTATTGATAAAGGATTAGCTTCTAGCAATTGGCTTGGATATTATTTAATGAAACCTAATTTTATTGATAATGCATATTGGTTATCTAATTATACATCAGATCCCGATGCAGGAGTTAAATGTGAAGATTGGATAACCATTACTAAAACATTTGACGATATTGCTTTTGATTCATTTGATTATTTATTTATTTGTGAATCTCCTTCTTATGCTACTAATGAATTTTCTTTGTGTGCTTACAGAATATTAATAGAAATTATAACAAGATTAAAAAATAAAGATAAATTTTTCTTTATGAAACCTACTTTACTTAATCATAAATATGCCTTTATTAACTAGTCCCGATAATAAAAAAATTTTTTTTATTCACATACCCAGAACAGCAGGGCGTGCTTTGTCTGAATGGTTTGTGCAGAATAATTTTAATATTGAACATTATGATTGGAATCATTTGATTAATGATAATCCTGTAGGACATCTTTGTTATCCTGATTACAATCTTCTTCCAGGAGTAAAAGATGTTTTTAAATTTGCAGTAGTGCGAGATCCTTTAGATAGATTTACTTCTATGTGTCGCATTGTAGATTATGATTTTAATAAAATAAAAACTAAAGAAGACTTTAAAAATGCTATTGAAGATTTAAAAAAACAGACCAAAGGAATGAATTGGTTTACTCCTCAACATTATTTTATTGATAAAAAAACAGTATGGTGGAAATTAGAAGCTAAGTTTGAAAGAGTATTTGTAGAGTGGTTAGCTCTTCCTTCATATGGAAATGTTAAGTTAGAGGGAAAAATAGGAGATTATCCTAAGGAAGATTATGATAGTAAGCCTCTTCCTTTACTTTCTATAGAAGTAAAAAAGTTAGTTAAAGAATATTATAAAGAAGATTATGAAAGGTTTAATTATGCAATACAATAAAGCTACTAGATTTGTACAATATGTAGATAATTTTTTAGATGAAAAAACTTTAAAATCTCTTCAAGATAATTTTTTACAATTAGAGTATACTCCACGAGTAAATGAAGATGGGTTGTATGGAAATAGACATCGTTTCGACACACAGAAAATGAAAAAAGATCCTTTATTAGATCGTATAAAAGAATTTTTTTTTCCTTATTATGATTTAGAACCAACAGAAATTGCAGCACACTTAAGACATAATAGTAGCAAACCTATGGTACATACAGATCATAAAACTGATTGTAATTTTTTATTATTTGTTAAAGGTAAACCTTTATTAAATAATGGTACAGGTTTTTTTACTGACACTGGTCAACTTTCTTCTCATGTAGGGTTTGTAGAAAATAGAGCTATATTTTTTAATGGCGCTAAAATAGCTCACACAGATCTTCAATCTTTTGGTGATAGCTCTCCTCGATATACATTAAATATTTTTTATAAAAAAGCTCAACCTAAAGCTGCGGGGTTTTAATGAATAATTTATTAGACTATATAAAAGTTTACAGAAAAATTTTAGACAAAGAAACCTGTAATAAAATTATACAAGAAAAAGATTTAAAATTTTTTCCAGCTACTACTCAAGGAAGAGTAGTTTCTCATCGACAATGTTTAATTAAAAAACTTAATCCTGAATTTGAATCAATAATTAAATTTAAAGTTATTGAAATAACTAATAGATACATGAAAGATTATCCTCATTTAATTACTGGGTTTGAAAATAAAGATACGGGTTATGATCATTTATTATATATGTCTTCTCATGAAGGAGAATATAAAGAACATGTTGATAATACTTTAAGTCATAAAAGAATATTAAGTTGTTCTATTCTTTTAAATGATACTTATGAGGGAGGAGAGTTTTCTTTTTTTGATAACGAATATACTATTCCTTCTCAACAAGGAATGGCTATTGTTTTTCCTAGTAACTTTATGTTTCCTCATGCTGTAAAAAAAATTATTTCTGGTGATAGGCACGCCATTATAACTTGGATGTATTAATGAATAATATTTTTGTAGGAACACCATGTTATGGAGGAATGATTTCTGTAAATTATTTTGAAAGTTGTTTACGTTTAATGTCAGAATGTGCAGTTAATAATGTAGGATTACAATTTGGTACAATTGGAAATGAGTCATTAGTAACAAGAGCTCGGAATACTTTAGTGCAATTATTTATGGATGATAAACAATACACTCATTTATTATTTATAGATGCTGATATAGGTTTTAATGAAAAATCTGTAATGCGTATGTTAGAATTAGATCAAGAAGTAGTTACGGGAGTTTATCCAAGAAAAACTATTGATTGGACAAAAGTTATAAGAAAGGTCAAAGAAAATCCTAATATAAAAGAAAATGAATTATTAGCTTCTTCTTTACAATATAATCTTAATGTAAAAAATCCTAATCATGTGGAAGTTAAAAAGGGGTTTATAGAGGTATTAGATGGGGCTACAGGATTTATGTTAATCAAAAGATCTGTTTTTGAAAAAATGGCAAAGGCTTATCCTAGACTTAAATTTAAATCAGATCAGTCTTTAAATGAACCTCACGATAAAACATTTGATTATCATGATAATTCTAAATGGAATTATACTTTTTTTGATACAACCATAGAGCCTAAAACAAGAAGATACTTGTCAGAAGACTATGCTTTCTGTAGATTATGGCAGAAAATTGGTGGCACCGTATATGCTGACATTGTTAGTGGACTGACGCACTATGGGACTTATGCCTTTAAAGGTAATGTAGGTACTCAATTCTTGCCACCAAAGAAGAAATAATTTAGTATATAATCTTATGCAATTAACCGATTTAAAGTTTAGACCTGGAGTAGATAAACAAGATTCACCTTATGCAGCAGGTGATGATAGAAAATATGTTGATTCACAATTAGTACGTTTTCATTATGGAAAACCAGAACGTTGGAAAGGGTGGACTTATCTTCCTAATCCTAACGAAACTGTTATTGGCGTAGTTCGTGATACACATTCATGGGTTACATTAGATGGTAATAGATACCTTGCTATAGGTACAGATAGAAAATTATATATATTAGAGGGCAGCGCTCTTTATGATATTACCCCTATTCGTGAAACAGCTAGTCTATCAAATCCTTTTACAACGGTAAGTGGTAGTCCAATTGTAACCGTAGCCGATGCTGCTCACGGAGCAGACTTAGGTGACTTTGTTACTTTTGATGATGGTAGTGCTAATAATGTATTAGATGGAATAGAATTTAATAACGAATTTGAAATTACAGAAATAGTAGATACTGATAATTATAAGATTACTTATTCTTCAAATGCTTCAGGGGCAACAGCCGGGGGTGGTGGATCAGTTACAGCAACCTACCAAATTAACACGGGACCAGCTACATCAACATATGGATATGGTTGGGGTATTTTAACTTGGGGACTAAGTACATGGGGAACAGCTCGTGCTTCCTCTGATGTAACTATTACTGCTCGTAATTGGTCTTTAGATAATTTTGGAGAAGATCTTATTGCTACTGTTTTAGATGGTGGTACTTATCAATGGGATAAAAGTAATGGAGTAAGTACAAGGGCCGTGAGCCTTGGTGCAACAGCACCTGTTGCTTCTCGTTTTTCTTTAGTCTCTTCTGACACTCGACATTTATTTTTATTTGGAACATGCACTACGGTTGCAGATGCAGCTACACAAGATGATTTATTTTTTAGATTTGCTGATCGTGAAAGTTTAACAGTGTTTGCACCTACAGCAGAAAATGAAGCAGGTTCGCTTCGTATTGCTGATGGTTCACGTATTATAGGCGCTGTTAGATCAACTGGTCAGATACTAGTTTGGACTGATCAATCGCTACATGGTATTCAATTTGTTGGAACACCATTTACATTTGGTCAACGACAACTTGGGGCTAACTGTGGATTGATAGCACAGCATGCAGCTATTGATGTAAATGGTAAAGCATTTTGGATGGGTGATGATGCATTTTATATGTATGATGGGGTTGTTAAAAAAATGGCTTGTTCAGTTCAAGATTATGTTTATGACGATTTAAGTTATACTAATAAAAATGATATAGCTTGTGGGGTTAATCCTGAGTTTAATGAAATACTTTGGTATTATCCTTCAGCGAGTGCTACACAAATAGATAGAGTAGTAGTCTACAACTATCTTGAAAATACTTGGTACACTTCAACATTAGGACGAACTAGCTATCTGGCTAATTATACTTTTGAAAATCCTATTTCTTCTGAATACAATGCTTCTTTGGTAGCTAACGCTACAACAAGCACAGGAGTTAGTAATACACCATTTGGTGTAACAGCAGGAGCTTCTTATTTATACAATCAAGAGACTGGTAATAACCAAGCGGATGGAACTGCTATTAGTGCTTCTCTTACTACAGGATCAATTGAAATTGGTGATGGTGATCAATTTATGTCTGTAAGTAAATTTGTTCCAGACTTTACTTCTTTAGCTAATGACTTAACTGTTACCTTAACTTTAGAAGATTATCCTCAATCCACAACTAGTCAAACAACAACAGGAACTGTAAGTAGCACAACAGACAAAATTAATATAAGAGGACGAGGAAGATCAGTGAAATTAAATTTTGCAACTAATACAGTAGATGATACTAACTGGAGACTTGGATCAATGAAATTACAACTTAGACCAGATGGAAGAAGATAATGGCTAAAATAACAATAACACGATTACCAAACGCAACACCAGATTATCAACCAAGTCAATTTGATCAAATGGTACGATTACTTGAACAAATTATTTTAAATTTAAATACATCTTATTCTCAAGATATAGAAAATAAATCTAGCGGAAGGAGTTGGTACCTTGGCTGATACATTTAAAAATGCAGGGAAAGATATTACAACAACAGATTTAACAACACTCTATACTGTTCCTACAGCATCACCAGGTGTTACAGGAACATCACCTGTTTTTCCAACAACTGCGGTTATAAAATCTATTTTAGTTTGTAATGACCATGGAACTGCTACTACTCTTTTAGATGTAGTTTTTACTGATACTAGTGCTTCTGCTACAATTGCTTTATTTGAACAGAAAAGTGTAGCAGCAAAAACTACTACTGAATTACTAGAACAACCTTTAGTATTAGAAGAAGGGGACATATTAAAAGTGCAGGCTAATGCAGCTAATCAAGTACATGTAACTGCTAGTATATTAGAAATAACAAAAGGAGATTTGTAATCGATTTACATTCTTTATTTATTACTCCTATTTTTTCATTAAATTTAGCAGGGTATGAAGATTTAATAAAAGATATTAAAGATCTTCAAGAAAAAGAACCTCAGACTATAGAAGGAAAAAGCACTAAAGGAGGATGGCACAGTCATGATTTTCTTCACGAAAATGAAAAGTTTGGTACATTAAAATCTGAGATTGTTAATCTATCTCAAGAAGCTATGACACATTTAGATATAATTGAAGAAATGATTCCTAAGGTAACGGGGATGTGGGCCGTGGTCAATGGTCCGGGAAGCAGTAATCGTTTACATAATCACCCTTTTAATTACCTCTCAGGAGTCTTTTATTTACAGGTGCCTAAAGATAGTGGCTCCCTTATATTTCATGATCCTAGACCCCAATCTGAAGTATTATCGCCCCCTAAAAAACCACAAGAAAGTATATATACAGCGCACCGAGTAACATGGACACCTAAACAAAATGATATATTATTTTTTCCTTCTTGGCTTCAACATGAGGTAGAGGAAAATAATTCACAAGAAGAAAGAATTGTGATAAGTTTTAACATTGAATTAAAAAGGAGAAACAATGACTAAAATTGTAGAAGAAGCAAAAATTTTAGGGGAAATTGATGCAGGCGATGGTCGTATGGTTCCTCACATTAGATGTAAATCTGAGACAACAATTATTAATACCCAAACAAGTCAAGAATATGATTCAGAAGATCATGCTAAATCTGATGTAGATGATCCTAACACCGATACTAAAGAAGAACATATCCAAAGAAATGTAAAAATATTTGCTCCATCTTTAGCAGATATGATAGGTGCTAACGAAGACTAAGCACTACAAGCTTCACATTCAACGTCAGCTTCATTTCCATTTAATATTACTTTTTCACCCGAAGTATCATGACAGCCACATCCTTTAAGATGTTCTGATAGTGTTTTTTCTAGTCTTAAATTATCTCGCTCTGTAGCTAATAAACGTTCATGATAGCGGCTCACCTTATCAGCGAGGACAGCTATAGCTTTCAATACTTCTTGATTTTCCATAATATCTCCTGTGATTTAAATTTTTGGGTGAGATCTAATGTAACCATATTTTCATTGAAAGCAATAGAACTTTTTAAAAATGTTTTATTGACAAAGAATATATGGTATGAAAGAGGCAGAAATTAAAGAGAATGAATATAGATACTTTAGATAATCCGACTTATCATTTTTTTGTGAAGAACTACGAGGAAAAAAATATTCCCTGTTTAATAAAAAATTATTCTTTAGATTGGCCTATTTTTAAAATGCCTGATTACTACATAGCTAAAAAATTAAACATAGGAAATTTTTATCAGTAT